ATAATTGCATCGTACAACTGTCAATACAGTCGGCTACGTCCTGCATATTATGAGTGTTATCGTATTCTAAAGCAGGTTCAAGTATTTTCTCTACTTTTTGAAAAGATACAGCCCATAATGGTAGTTCACCATTAGTTTTGTACTTTTCGTAGTCAATCATCTCAAACTGCCAGGCTTTCCATCAAATCGGATAACACCAACTCGCCAATCACTCAATTCTTTGCCTTCTAAGCGAACAGAAATCTGTCTGCCAGTCATCCGAACTGATGTTGGAGATGACATTGAATAAGGACCATAGTTATATTTAACTGAATTTGGGTAAAACTTGGTGCTAAATCTAGCTTGTACTTCACCTGCAGTCTTCTCATCAGGGACTAATCCCGTCAAACTAAGCATCCTGTCGCCAACACCTAACTCTACTGGTCCAGACTCAGCATAAATAGTCTGCGAATCATAGTTAAAGCCAATTTCATGTTCATAGATGTATCCATCTGCTGAAACCATGATCGGGTTAGAGAAGATGCCACGATCTGTACCGCAAGTACGAGCTAAAGTGCCAATAGCCCAATGATTCTCACGATAATTGTAAGAAACATAAGAATCTACCTCGTTAGATGCAGAACTTGGGTAAAACCACCAGATCTCGCCATAAGTAGAGTTATGGACACAATAGACTTTAGATTGTTGAGTTGTATTCATGTTACTGAAGACATAATCCGAAACATCCGAATTTAATGGCTTAACAAAACCATCGTAAATCCAGAATCCTGATCCAGACATCCATATACAAGCATTGTCAGTAGCAGCTACCGATTGTTTAGAAATAACACCACAACCAGAACCAACACGCTCAAAACTGTAGATAAATGGTGGGCCAATATATGTTGCAGTATGTACATCTACATCTGTAAACAAAATAGTAGCTCCACGAATGCGTTTAGCGCACATCAAAGAGCCAATTGTGGTCAACTCAAAGTCACCTGCTTGATTGGTTGCAGCAGGTGTCCAAACAGTATTATCTTCTTGGTCACACCATTGAACTTTACGAGGATTACCACCTGCACCTAATGCAAATAAGAATCTTTCTTGAGTAACAATTAAACCAGTACAGCTAGTAGGTGCGTTTGTGATAGCTGCAGCATCTGTAGCTGTATCCAATTGCCACTCAAGCAACTTACCATCTTTTGATGAGCAAGCAACCAAATACTGACCCCATGTATCCATACTCCAAGTAGTAGCAGGAGTGTATGAGCCTAAGTCTGGACGAGCAACACCATAAGCAGAACTGCCATAAGTGCCATATCCATAACCAATTTTCAGTACTGCATCTGGATCACCAACAGTAAAACCAGTAGGCGTAATATCGGTAAGAGTCCCGCCCTCATTCATTGAGTACAGTTTTGAATGTGTACCAATTCCGATACGTCTGTTATTAGAGTTATCTCGCCAGTTAATCAACCCTCTAGCCATGCCAGAAAGTTGAGTAGTAGAGCGTTTTCTCCAACCGCCTACTGGACGAACTGTACCCTCATACCAACGTACTAAATTAGACCCATTCCAACGTCCCTTGGATTGGTAATCAGTACCATTTTTGTACACGCCTGGAGGAATTTGAAGTGGAATGTAAGCCATATAAGCATTCTATTATGGTGGCGTTGGAAGTGTATCTGGCAATGGCGCTACATAAGTAACACTAACAACTGCAGATGGTATACCAGGATGAGGACTTGTTGCGGCAGTAGTTTCAAGAGTCAAAGCAGTATCACTTCCTGCCCAAAAGAATTGTAAATACTGACCGCTACTTAGATCAATACTAAAATTCCAATTGATGCTTGTGTGATTATCAGTACCTTCAATGGTGTATTCATGGGTGGTATATCCAATAGTAGTTCCATTGCGTTTCATCCAAAGAAAAACATCTTTTGCAGAAGCGTTTGTACTTTTGACTTGCCCAGAGAACTGAAACTGATAGATGCCACCATAAACAGCCGTAATCTTAGAGCTATCAACAACACTCAAATGGTTTCCTAGATATGTATTATTAAAAGTAACTGCATATCCAGTATTGTTAGCAGCAAGCGTTTGATCTGCTGTGCTAAAAAACAAACCATTTGGCGTATCAACATATCTAGCCCCTGCTGGACCAAATAACGATGACAAAACACCCATCAATCTGATGAAGAACAACCTCAAAACATTGTTATTTTGATTTTGTAAATCTTGAGAATAAGAAAAGCCAGAAGTACCCAAAGGAGGTACTGGTGGTATTTCTAATTTCTGGTTAGCCATTACTTTTTAAGCCAAGTCTGCCAAACAGCACCTGCCGCTACAATTACACCACCAATCCATAAAATTGGTTGTGCAATAGAAGCAATCCACCCAAGAACTTTAATAGCTCCTTGGGCAGCATCAATAGCCTCTACAAGACCTTTTGTATTGTTATCAATACGATCAACCTTGCCTTCAACAGCAACAAGTCGATCATATATTTGCTCATGGCTTACATCACTCATGGTGCATCAGGCCAAGTAACAGTCCAAGGGAAACCTGACTGAGCAGTAATATCACGCAATGCTTGACGATATGTAGCCCATACAGCTTTGTCAACAGGGGCGTCCTCAACTTGTGTCCAGTCACATTCAGCCAACTTAGCATCACGAGTTGCTCGAACATTCTTGGCTTGTTCAGCATCCTTAGACGCCTTGTAAGCAACCTCATGTTCTGCTGCTGTGGTTGTTACACCATCAACAGTAGTGTCTGTAAACACAGGACCAAGAATATGCTTTGTGTACCACTTGCCATCTACTTGCTCTACACCTTGTGCTTGAGAGTATTGGTAAACAGTACCACCTGACGCTTGTGGGCCTTCAAACACTACATCAGCACCCAAAGCCTCTAAGACTTCAGTTGTTGTTGTATCCCATGATGGGCCTCCATTGGCTTTTGTGTATGCACGAAATTCACCTTCGTACATGACTGCGCCTGTTTCTCTGATTCGTACTTGCATTTTAATTACCTCAAGCAATTGCTAAAAAGATGAATGTTCCACCACTTGCATTGATGGCTGCTGGCGCTGTTGAACTAATCTCAAACCCTGCGCTGTATGTGTCAATGTAGTCTGTAGATGTTACTTCAGCGGCTGTGCTGTTCAAGAGCAAGTAAGGGTCATTGCCCGACACAATTCCTCGTGCTGAATCCCAGACGTACCAGTCACCAGTTGAGTCTGTGCGCTTGATGAGGACAAACCTCGCACCGCCTGTAAAGCCACAGTCAACTTGCTTTGTAGTGCCTGTGCCTGTGTAGCTTCCCACCTTGCTCACGCCGGGGCAGCTTGCAAAGAGGTAGGCAACGTAAGTTGATCCTGTGCTACCAACAACACTATGTTCGTTAATGTTAAAAGTGGTGGTAGTTGGAGAAGAAAGCCCCCAAATGTTTGAGCTTGTTGCCCTTGCCGCAGTTGTGTTCAACACCAAATATTGGCTCAATGTTGTAACAGCAGACGCGTACACAACCCAGTTTGTACCCGATGCACTGCGTTTTTTAACGATGATGAGTTCAGGAACTGCCGCAAGATTATGAGTTACAGGCTTGTTGGTTGCCGATGTTGACGTTTCACATACCTCATCAAAGAAGCTGGGGGCGCGTTGGAACATGTATGAGAACAAGTCAGGAATGCTTGCCCCTGAAGAGCCCCACCCAGTGTTATAAGCAAACTGAGTTGTTGAAAATACAGTTCCAACAGCTTCTGCCGCTGTTGAGTTTGTAAACAAATAATTTGGCGTAAGGCGAGATTGCAAATACCAATCTGAACCAGACTTTGCCCTATACGTCGACATATCAACTGGGAAGTTTGACACAAATGATGGTGTGGTTGCGTTACGAGTATCAATTGCAAACACCTTAGTCGCATCCGTAGGCACTTTCATTGGGCCTCTACGAATGGCTATGTAGATGTAAGTTCCCGTGACGTTGTTGTTGTTAACAGTAAAACCAGTAGAAGTCGTAAAACATGGCCCATCGTCAGCAACCTCAGTAGTAGATGTGTTAGCGGATAAAGATGCAGCAAGACTTGGCTGTGCTGGCATAGAACGCATACTGTCGTTCATAAACCAGTTGCCTGTGGTTGAAGACGCTTTAAGAATCACAAATTGAGGCTCGTACCCAAGATTGACAGTTGCATAAGAACCATTTGTAACTGACACAGACCCACACGAAATCACATTGTCTGTAGCAGTCAGACCAAAGCCTCCTGCGTCATGGGCGAAGATATAAGCAACGTAGGTTTGACCATTGGCATTTACAGCAGACCCTGCACCGCCAGAACCTAAAGAAAAAACAGTTGACGTTGGGTCTGTACTATTAAATGCTGTAGATGCAGAAGCAGCTTGAGTAGTGTTTAAACTTGTTGCTTGAGCATTACCAGTTGAACGATGGTAAACAGTCCAATCAGCGGCAGCACTTGTGCGCTTGATGATGATGCAGCCGGGCACAGAACCAAGATTGTGAGCAATAGTTCTTGCAGAACCATTCCCCGTATAAGTCACAACATCAAAGAACTTTGGCGCTTCTCTAAATGTCCATGAAACGTAGTTCCTGTTTAGAAGGTTAATGTCTCCGTTGCCACCAGTAATGCTGTAACCGTTGGAGTTAAATGCAGTCAGAGTGGTCTCTGTGTACTGGCCTCCAGTTTCATTACTTCGCAAAGGCTTGTTAACCCCACGAACGGTATCAATAAGCAAATGGTTGTCAGCACTGCCTGTGCGGCCCTTAGTCCAAACCAAGCCACCCTTACCAGCCAAGTCAATTCCGTTGTTAATTGACGTAGCAGAGTTTGAACCGGGATATACCCAAACGTTGAAAACATCCTCAATGTAATTTGGTACGACAGGCACACCTCCTCCGAACGCATCGTAGGAAGCAGCCCCGCTAGTTGCTTGTAAAGGCATTTGTTATTCCTTGCTCTTGCAGTTATTCA